TGTAAGTGCCTTCTTCATCTGTATCCACCTCCCCTTGCTTTATATTGTTTGGCTAACATCTGTGCCTTACGTGCAGACCACTGTCCTGCCTTGCCACCTTTAGTTCCTGCTTTGATCCTTTGAAAGATCGCTTTCCTCATAGATGGTTTGGTATAGTTACCTGCCTCGTTAACTCTACTCTTTGCCATTACTTTTTCTTTTTAGCTTTCATAATTTTTTGTTGTAGCTGTTTTGGTAAAGTCTTTTGTTTCTTGGTAAGACCTCCACCAGTAGATTTCTTCTTGGTAGTAGTTTTCTTCATTGTTCCATACATGGTACTCTCCTTTGCTGATTGGATTTTAATAAACTCATACTTATTTCTTTTTTGCCTTATTTCGTTTAGTAATTGCTCTAGCCTTTGCACGAGCATCTGCTTTACTCGAAGCACCCCATGCACGAAGCGATAATAATAATCTAGTAGGTTTGCCTTTAGCATCTCTTTCAGGTCCTTTCATGTTTCCCATTCTAGCTAAGAAACTTGCTCGTCTGGGATTGTCACCACTCTTAACTGGTGGCTTCAATGTTCCACCTTTATAACTGGCACGACCCTTAGCATTTAATCCACCTTTAGGATTCTTTCCTGCTTTTCTTTGCCATGCAGGTGTCTTAGCCATATCGAACCTTTTCAGCTATTAATGTTTGTAAGGGTGGTTGTGTTGTAGTACTGCATCAGTTTTTGCCCCACACCCCTACTGTTATTCATTGCTCTACTAAACATAATCCTAAACAAACATCTATGTCAAATCTATACTTACTTGTATGTTACCACTAACTAAGTTCATACTTCTCTCTATAGGTTTATACCCTGCCCTATCTAGTATATCCTTACTGGCTTCAAGTTGAACGTACTCACTCTTAGCAGTTTGACTTAGCTCTAGCATCTTATTCGAGGCTTTCGTAGCATTCAATCCTATACTTTCTCTCACCCTTTGTTGCATATACTCTTGTATATGTGGCAACCTCAAAGTCTTACTGGCTGTCACTCTTCCTGCTTCACCTTTTGCGTAACCTGCTATCTCACTGGCTTTCTTTATACTGCAACCATTTGCTACTATCGTATCAACCAGTAACTTCTGTTTCTTCGTAATTCTTTGCTGTGTTAACAAGAGATCCCCCCTTACCCCCCTTTTGTAAACTACGAACAAATCGCTTGTCAAGGGCATTTATAAGTCCTTGATTCCATTGACAAACACGCAGAGCATATTCTGTAAAGAGTATCAAAACAAGTGGCATGGTGCTTTGCTTCGCTGAATCCCAAGGGTGGGGATTCAGATCAAAGCTACCATTTTGACACACTTTACAGAATATGCTTTTTTATACCACAACTCGGTCAGGATATGATGATGATAACGTACATAACTTTTACATATTACTTGCATCTCCTCGTATGCAAAAGCAAACTCGGTGGTACTAACATCTCAGAAATCCTCGAAGGTATCCGTTGCGACAAGGCTTAGGGTAGAAGAACTACATTACAGCAAGACATTCGTCATGCCTACATTCCGTTATTCTACCTTTCGTCAACAGAACACACCTTGACGGACGTAGACATCTTCGGATTCAACTTTAACTAAAAGTTGCAAACCATTAGATGCTCATAGATTACCAGTGTTCTACTGGCAATGAGTTGGCACATACTCGCCAACTCAAAGCTATTCGGTGCTAATCATATCATGAGAAATGTCGCATTGATTGTCCTACGGGTTTTAGTCTACTCTCACTTGCAATGTTTCCTAAGAATAGAATGCAGAACGAGGCTATACAGAAAACTTGTGTAGGCATTCTATCCTAATGAAACCTAGCAAGCCGACAAGGTAAAGTTGTTTGACAAAAAAAGTACAGTGGTCTTTTTTTCCCAGACCCTTTGAAAAAAGAAATTCTAAGTAGGTATTTCTTTTCCCTAAAGGGAAACAAATTGACCTCGTCCGAGAGCAGACGTAAGACCCTACGAACAATGCGACATTTTCATGATATGATTTTGTTGTGTTTTTTATTCATAACTATGGAGATAATAATGCAAACTTCTAATACCAAAGCTGATACAAATACTGAACTTTCACAATATATAGGTCTAATGCAAGATGCTCGAGCATACTTTCACTATCCACAGACTTACGATCTATATTGGAAGATGTATCAAGAAACACTGTCACATACAGAGGCACTTGATATAGCATATCAAGACCTTTACTTCGATACAGACTTTCCTAACTAACAGCATTCGGTAGTCGAAAGGCTACCGATTTCACCGACCATTTGGTCAAACAATAACGACATACATAGGAGATATTAATATGTCAAAAAATACTAAACAGCCTACGACTACACCAGTAACATCTAACCCTACTCAGGAGGCCTTAGATCAAGGCAACTCAGATATCGTTGAGATGTTCATCAACAACTTCAACTTTGATGAAGTCGAGCCTGAGTCAAAACGAAAGAGATACAGTTCTGCACCTTCTGATGTAACAGATACTGGTCAAGACAATCCATTCTGGAATGTATCTCTTATCGTAAGACTAGGTGGCTACGTTGCTAAAGCTGAAAAGTCATATCAAAAAGCTATACAACGAGCCGATACTATCGAGAAAGAACTCGAGAATGGTAAAGACTGGTATGCAGATGAATCTAATGGTACATCTATCTTCCAACAGAATGAGGCTAACATAGCCAATGCTGAGATGGAGATGAACCTATTCAGACAAATCTATGAGGCTATACTAGATACACCATGGGAAGGTGTCGACAAGCACGATAAACATCTCGACAGTATCTTCAACCCTGCTACTCTTGGATCTATGAACTCTGGTTCAAAGATGAAGAACTCTGCATCTGATGCAATGCTCAAGATCAGAGCAAGAAAATCTGGCAGATCTCTTGAACAACAGAAAGACTTCGAGTCAAGAGTAGATACAGCATTCAAAGACTATCCACAGATTGGACTTGATATAGACATATGCAAAATATCAGCCAACAAAGCTGAGGATATGTTGAGAGATGCAATCAAACAAGCATCTAAGCCTATCAAACACAAGGCTTAACATCTATACAGAGGTAGGGATTTATTCTCTACCTCTTTTTTTTATACGACCAGTAAAAGAATGTGTCGCACCACTCGCTTAGGCTCGTTGACACATACTAATACTATGTGAATGCCACTCCACCCACCCAACCCACCGTGGCATTCACACTGAGATTCCATCTCAGACTCTGGGTTGGTGTACCTAATCCCACAAATGGGTGCAGGACATGGGAGAATACAACTCAAGTTAGTAATTGCTTGTTCGTCATCTTTCATGTCATCATTTCAAATCATCATTTCAAAATGGAGAATCAAAATGATAAATACATTGTGCATAATCTTTGGTACTATTTTAGTTATGCTATCACTCATGTTTCTGTATGAGTATTCAGGTGGTGATGAATATATATATGTATTCATAGCCGCATATACATTTGGTGTATGTGTAGCCATGTATGGTATCCAAAAGATAAACGATCGTCTTGCTAGACTAAAGAGTAAGTAAGATGAATAACTTTTTTATAATCTATTTGATATGGATATTACTCTGTATCATTTCGTTTGTTACTATGATCTATTGTCTAGTAGCATTTAATCCAATGGTTTAACACGGAGGTAAACATGAACCATATGACACAACTCGCAACACTTGTTGACAAACAAGGTGACTATGACTTTCCAATAGACACCATATCAATGGCAGGCACATATGATGATGACTGCGAAACAAAGCTAGTCAAATGTCCTGACAAGATGATGATTGTTCGTACAGATACAATGGAATATCTTGGCAGTCATTCAATATCATACAGACCAGTAACTCATCAACAAGTACTTGATCCTATCATTGATATAGCAGACACACTCAAAACACCATATGTTACACAGATAAATATGTTAGACAATGGTGCTATGATGGACACACGATTAATATTCAAAGAGATATGCTTTGATGATCCTGCATTACAAGACTATGTTGCATTTCAAATATCAGTTCGTAACTCATACAATGGTGTGTGGTCTGTCATGATACAAGCAGATGGACTTCGTATGTTTTGTCACAACAAATGTACAACACCTGATACAGTTGCTAACTTCAGACTCAAACATAATGGTCACTTCAATTACAACTTCGATCATCTCAAACACTCAGTAGATTTGTTTCGAAGCAATGAGCAAAGATATCGTGATTGGTATAGAACACCAGTAAGACAAGAAGATGCAGATCATTTGTTTGCTAAGTTAACTTACACACCAAAGCCTACTATTGATGGCAAATATCGTAACGAAACTCAGTATGCTAAACTGCAACAACACTGGGGTGACTATCAATACAACATTGGTAAAAACAAATGGGCATTGTATAATGCTGTGACACACTGGATTTCACACCCAGTAAATGTCAGTAGCACCAACAAAACTATTGTAGAACGTAATAGTAAAATGCTAAACTATATGTCTAAGTCAGACTCAATATTCAACTAACGGAGGACAAGTTGATAACATACACTACATCAGAACTAAAAATGTGCGAATCGTATGCACGAATTGCACACCCAGCAGACTACAGAGAGATGTTTGATCATATCTGTGATGTATCCAAGCCATATGGCAATGAACACCCTGAGGTTTGGATTAACAAGATGACTGTCAAAACTACAAGTATGTGGGAGCAAAACCACCCTGATCTTCAGATGTCAGATATGATTGAAGATATCTTGTATGACAGCGGCATCAAGCACATGAACTTCAAGTAATACCTTGTCGTGGGTAGTAGCTAGGCATAGCTCCTTATGCCTAGCTACATTTAACTATGAAAAACACAGTAAAATATCAACACAAAGCACTAGTGGATC